GTTCCCGACTGATGGTTGCAGAAATAACTGAGAAGTCATGCTCACCGAATAGACTCGATGCTGCAATACGATTTAATTCCGCGATATATTCTTTTAACTTTTCGCGGTTTCTTAATGTTTCTGAATCTATTCTCCATATCTGAGACAGTTCTTCACATTGTATCAATTTATTGTGTTCTTGTAATGATTTAAACATCCCCTTAAGACTGGAAATCGCCGTTTGTCGAATAATCTCATCTTCTTTTGTAGCTTTTTCTTTCAACAAATAAAATACTTCTGTTAGTCTCGTGTACTCTTTTACGGTGAGTAACTCATTCAACATATTGAAATTACCTTCCGCAAATATATCTAAATATTGCGTTATATCTAACAATGCTCCTCTTAATAAAGTGTCGTCAAATGTCGATGTGCAATTAGGTGGATTTGTCGGTGGATTTGTCGGTGGATTTGTCGGTGGATTTGTTGGTGGATTTGTTGGTGGATTTGTTGGTGGATTTGTTGGTGGATAAAACATAGGGGGTGGATAAAACATAGGTGGTGGACAAACTGGTGCATGATCATCATCGCGATATCGTTTTCTGGGTCTCGTCAATACTTGTTTTTTCACGGTACTGATGCGTTCTCGTAAACATTTGGCAGTGGGTATGGGTAAACGCACTTGAAATCGCTCAGATGGCTCTAAATCTCCATCTTGATCCACAGATATGATAGTTTTTAATGCGAAATATTGTTTGTTTGTTATGTGTGAACTTGCACTGCGTTCTACTTTGGATATATCGATTTGTTTCCGTTTTTTTATTTCTAGATAATCACTGGCAGATGCAGTTTCCATCTTATTTTTATTTTTATTATAATAATAATCGTTATTTTATTTTTTTTATGGTTTTAGAACTACAATTGCGACAGGTTGGAACACGAACCTACAAAGTGATCTTTAAGGTGTTGTAAGAGGTTGGATGTGATAACAATTACACCCTTGGTAATTTAAAACGCCGTTTTCACAGAGTAAAAAATAACCAAGAATGTAAAATCAATAGTAGGAGTTTCACCTACGATGGTCTAACTTTTTCCTCTTCCTTTTGATTATTTGAAGAGGTGAAAGACGAAATTTGAAAACATGCAGAGCGTTCTTGCTTCTCTATCCAGCACTTTGTTAAGTTCATTATGTTTATTGCTGAATTAGCGTCTCGTGTTCTAAATACGATTTGTTTGACTTGGGGTCTCACGCATCCAGAACATACTAAAAGACGGAACTGCTTGTTTCCATTACTATGTCTGTAATAAGATAAATCATTATTACATTCACAGCATTTTTTACTTGTATTACATTCGTTTATGGTAATTGTATCATATTTCTTATGGATTTGCTTTCTCAATCCTTTATTCATAGTAGGCATAAAGTGTTTCATTTGAGTGCTTCTACTCCAATTTCCATAACCAATAAGGATATTGTCTCCAAAAGTTTCTTTGATTTTATTGAGGAATGTATCTATTGACTTCTTACCATAACTATATTGCCTAAACTTCATTTTCCTCCAAACATCTCGTTGGTAGAAATCTAATGTTTCTTTATTCAGTTTATCTTTTTCAACTAAATACTTTTTGAACTTTTCATAATCAACCGATTTACTATTTTGAAAGGATAAATGAGTTTCTTTTTCTATGATATTGTTTCGTTTCTTTTCCAACAATAATATTCGTTGGTTTGTTTTTGCCTTGCTTTCTCGTTTCCTTTGAGGTGCTGTATATTGTAGTTTCTTACCATTACTATCCATCATATAGACTAACGACCTTTTACCAGGGTCGCAACCTACAATATTACGAGGCGCTATTTCTTTGAGTTGTTCTATGGATAAATCTTCTATATTATGAAAATCTTGTTCTTGTAAAGTAGGAACTCTTGAACCCCATTTCTTATCTTTCAAATCCTTACGAATAAACAACAAAGAACAACTAATTCCGTCTGTTTGAAGTTGGTGATGATACTGATAATGTTTGCTTTTGAATGTTTTATGCTGTAAGTTCAATAGATTATTCCATGCATCATATTGATTTTCTTTTACCTTCTTTAACAACTCGCCCTTCTTTGCGTTTTCAGGACAGAATAAACTGATAATACACGCTGTATCCAAAATAATATGTTTGGGAATGATGTTATTACGAAGTGGTAAAGGTTGGAATAGTTTGTGGTCTTCCTTTTCTAATACATTATTCATATACAACATGCCTTTCAAATAATCAAATGGTTTCACTTTCACATCATAATGAACTGACTTCTTTATGTTTGTAGGAAGAATATTCAGTAAATGAGTGGTTTTCCATTCATCAAACATGGAATCAGTTTCCTCATTACATTCTAATAATTGCCTCTTGAACTTGAATAAAACTGATTTATCTTCTGTTATGTTAGTTGTTGTTTTATTGATGAACCGAAGGAAGTGCTGGATAAATCGTTCTTGTGTATTGTTGGATAAAGAAGTATGTAGTTGTGTTGCTAAATAAGGTAATAAAAATGTAGTATTCTTTAACTGTGTCTTTTCATGGTTGAGTAAAGGTTGATATTCCTTATCATAAAACGATTGTAATGTTTCTAAAAGGTCAGTATCTTTACTTTTTGCTCCTTGATTACTTCTCACTCCTAATGTTTTGATACAATACAAAATGAACTTCTCATTTATTTCAGGTAAAGGTTGATTGTTGTTATAACATTTCAACACATACAATCTGATAAACTGGTAAGAGTGTATCATCAAATCATTCATTTCAAATACCAATTTGGTTATAACTGGTTGAACTTCTTTATGGTTATGTAATACAGATTTGAGTGTGGTTTTGATGGTGGTGTAAGCAGATTTATCTGTGGAACGGAACTCTTGGAAAGTATCCTTCTTCTTTTTCCCCATTCTAAGTTTCTATATACTTACTAAATATTTTATTTTTAAGTATTATTTACAAATTAATACTTATTCCTAAATAATCTTGTCATTCTGTTTTTCTTCCATTTCTTTTTTGGATTTTTCTTTTCTTCGTAAATACGATTGTCTGTTATATTCCTTTTTTTGTTCTGGGGTAGGTTTGTAGTTATTGTCTTTATTGTATTTTTTAACTCTTTCTATTAATGCCTCTTTATTATTTTCATAATACACTTTTCTACTTGCTGGTGCTGTGTATTTTTTAAGATGTTCTTTGGTTGCTTGAAGTTCTGTTTCTAAATTGGAAATATGTTCTTCCATTTTCTTTATTTTTTCATCCTTATCCATTACGATACTATACATAATAAAAAATATTTATATAATTTTTATTATAATTGTTTCAAAAAACGGCGTTTTAAATTACCAAGGGTGTAAAACCATTTAGACAAAAATTATATTATTCCTATATAATATAATTGATATGACTTCGTTTGTGAAAGTCGTACAGAACGTGTTAGGGCAATCGGTCTTTTCTGTGAAACTGGCTGGACAGTCAGACTTTGTAATGCAACCTGATTTGTCGTTCAATGCAGGCGATGTGTATACATTCGATGTATCTGATCCTTCCATGAGCGGATATAGTTTGGTGTTTGGTACGGAAGTAGATGTAGCAAGTTCGATTGCTTCGACATATACCACTGTAAACGGAACGACACTTACACTGAATATTCCTGGTGGGTATACAGGAGGCGTGTTGTATTATTTCGATAATACAAATGCGGGGATGGGATATATTACAGGTGGTCCAGGATATACGCAATATTCAATGACGCAAAAGGGTACACCATTTACCTATAATGCAACTCATGTAAGTAGTGCAAATGCGAATACAAACATTATTGCTGTTTCGGATCTTGGTGGACAATGTAAGGTGTATGAATTGATTGGATCTACATGGACTCAAAAAGGCGCAACGTTTGATTTCACAGCGGGTAATAAACCCAGAGATAATGTTGTTTTATCTGATGATGGGTTGACGGTTGCACATGCCGAAATTAATTATGGTACAAAACTCGCAACAGTAAAAGTATATGACTGGGACACAAATACATCTGCATGGGTACAACGCGGAAGCGATACTACATCGATTAAGGTAATGGCAAATTCTGTTTATTTCTTTAAGTTAAGTGGAGATGGAAATTCATTTATAATGAGTAGTTGGGTCGATAATCAGTATACTACTAACATACAAACTGGAATAATAAACGTGTTTTCTTACAATAGTGTTACATCGGTATGGGACAATGTATTGACAAGTTATGGCGATGATGTATATGCCGGTCGTTTAGGATGGAGCGTACACATATCATATAATGCCGATTTTATCCTTGCAGTTGCAGCGATTCAACCAGCAAATTCTAAGTTCTTCAGGAAAAAAAACGGAGCATATGTAGACGCTTCATCAGAATCTGGATTTCCTACAAAAAATGCGGCAAACTCTACTATAATGGGTTCAAGTATTTCTGCCAATGGAAAATGTATTGCTTGGGTAGATTCTAATCTCAATCAAATGAAAGTGTATTCATATGATGCATCTAGTGCATCCTGGAGTCAAAAGGGGGCAGGTATAGAGAAAATTCAAGAAGCTCATGTTTTGGGCAGGCACACATATTTAGATACGACTGGAAGTAAATTGACACTTATATCTGCGAAAGGCGATGCAGACACGTCATATGCTATTATAAATACATATGCATATGATGGTGTAAACTGGAACGAAGTATCATCGATCCAATATTCATATACAATAGATTATTCGGTATATCGTGATTCAACACCTGAACGCCATCCCAGGGAATCAAATTATACCGTATCTCGTGATGGATTATGTGTAGTAGCATCTTCTTGGTACGATGACAATGTAACTGTTTATGAATTGAATAAAGTTGGTCCAACCGTTTACAAAGTAACCAAATCTAATAATGTGTTTCACTTAAACGGCGAAGCAGCACCATCTCTTACATTCAATCCTGGCGAAACCTATGTTTTCGATCAATCTGATTCAACTAATACGGATAATACTTTTGTACTAGCAAATATGGTTGATACTTCTGCCAATTACATAAATTACCAGACCTTGTACGGAACGCCAGGACAACCCGGTGCATATACTACATTCATTGCTACTAGTGATACACCGTCTTATCTTAGTTACGAAGTATATGCATCTGTTCCTTCTCTTCCTGCACCTGTCGGAGATGTATACGAAGTTGCCTCCATTTCTGCGGATGTAGACGACGATACAAAAACCGGAACAACTCCCGCACTAAAACGTACATTTACAAGAAATGCGGTCACCAACATGCTCAACCAATACAAAACACAATTAACAGGCAATAAGGCACTAAAATTAGCAGCTGGTACAAAACTACCGGGGTTCACTATTGCACCTGATAAAGAAATCACGTTACGGGATGCACGTGTAACGAAAACGTTTACCAAAGACGAATTGGCAAACAAAACAACGTATATGGTGTTAAATGACAGTGATCCAGTCACATTGAAGTCTGCAGAAGACGATACTGTAACTGTAACACAATCAGGAACAAACTTTACTGTAGTTACACCAGCAGGTACAACCAATAAAGTTGCCGGGGATACATTTGAGTATGACGGTCTGTCATTACAATTTGGCTCGCTTGTAGTTAATTTATCACTTATCCCTCCCGTTGACCTCGCTCTAACCGCCTTCGATTCTGCATTTGTTCTCACACAACAAGCCGTACTCCCAGACGTTTCCTATGCCCTCGATGTCAGTGCAGAAATCACACTTACACAACAGATCAGTGCAGCCGATCTTTCCGGGGTCTTTTTCTTCAAAACCGATGAAGATATTACCAGCGAACTAGTGACAGATACATCGAACGTAGAATACTACTTAGACCGCAGTCAATTCACCGGCGGACAAGCGACATTGAATGCAATGAATGGTCTTGTAACCACCGGGTATTACGGATCAAATACAACCGACCATCTCGGAAAAGATTTCCTCCGAGACATGGCTCATCAGCTATTCAGTACACATTTCGGTGTCGATCTCTTTACAAACGAAGATGCCGTGATCACCGATATTTCTGGAAAGTCCGCCGTCATTGCCACCGATATCTTCGACAAGATGGGCAATGTAGATAAGACCAATACTGCTTTGTCCGGACCGGATGTCTCGTACGGATACTATACAACCGATACCGATAGTTCGAATACCAACTTGACCCGTGAGATCTTGAACCAGCTCTTAACACTCGCACCCGGTCGTTTCACCGACAAGACCACACTCCGATTGGATACCGCAGTTCCTGGTGTATATGGTATGCCATTTGTTACAAATGATACGATTTCATACAAGCTTTCGGTGACCGCTCATGCAAGCCAGAACACCACGATTGCCACCGGAAAGCCTGGACTTGGAACACGAACCTACAAAGTGATATTTAAGGTGTTGTAAGAGGTTGAATGTCCTATTATTTGTAGTTCATGTGTTTTGTCAGAGAGAATTTTCTTATATCCAAAAAAACTTATATTTATACTATATAAATATGAGTTGGACTCCGATTGATACTATTTTACCTGCGTTTGATTCTACCTTTGTACTCGACAAACAAGTTGAGTTATATGATATTATGTGTCATATCGATGTAAGTGCCGAAATCACTCTCACACAGCGGATCAGTGCAGCAGATATGTTTTATATTTTCTATTTCCGGACCGATGAAGATATCACCAGTATTCCGGTGGATAGTTCCAGTGTAGATTACTTTTTAGATCAAAGTAAATTTACAGGCGCACAAGCAACAATGAACCCAATGAACGGACTTGTAACATCCGGATATTATGGTTCGAACACGACTGATCACCTGGCAAAAGATTTCCTTCGAGACATGGCGCAACAATTGTTCAATACACATTTCGGTGTCGATCTTTTTACAAACGAAGATGCGATTGTTACTGACATTTCGGCAAGGTCTGCCATGATCGGTACAAACATTTACAATATTTTAGGCGATGTGGATATAAACAATACATCGTTAGAAGGTCCAGATGTTTCGTATGGATATTATACGACCGATACATACTCACATAACACAAATATAACACGCGAAATCTTGAACCATTATTTGTCTATGGCGACCATACGTTTCGAAGATCTTACTCTATTACGTATAGACCCGAATATTCCGGGTGTATATGGTATACCGTTTGTTACAGGTGATACGATTTCATACAAACTATTAGTGACCGCGAATACAAGTCAGAATATAACGATTGATACTAATAAACCAACTTTAAAAACGCGGTCATATAGAGTCAAGTTTGTTGTGTCGTAAGAAACAGAAAAACAGAAAAACAGAAATCAGACACAGAAAAACAGAAATCATTTTACAAAACTCATCGTAAAATGATCTACAAACACGTCATATATACACAGTATCCGATGCTCATAGTGGACATTCCTAACAATGCACGAAGTCCACCGCCCCGAAACAAGCTTTGGATTGGTTCTTGTGTTATCATTGTGACCATGGATC